CATCTGCGTTGTCTGCTGTTCCTGGTCTTGATGACAAGGTAGTTATCAGCAGCGTGACGCATCAAATTGTGCAGCTTGAAACGATTGAGCAAGCGAATCAGGCGATTGTTTATCAGTTGTTCTTGAGGGCTTGATCATGGCAAGAGAAATCAAGCTATCGCAGATTGGTGACTATATGGAGGATCAAGTTGAGCAGTTGTTGCGTGTGACTGTGCTTGAAACTGATCGCAAAGCGAAAGAAGGCAGCCCAGTTGATACCGGCAGATTTCGCATCAGCTGGCAAGTTGGTGAGAATAATGCAAACAGTACACCAGCACCAAAGGGTAATTACAGGGGAACGCCAGCACCACTTAAGGCGTCAAACTACAAGGCTGGGCAAGAGAAGCTGGGCAACTATTACAGCATTCACAACAACTTGCCGTATGCAGAGCCGCTAGCAAACGGTTACAGCCAGCAAGCGTCAGCGGGTTGGATTGATCTTATCGGCAAGCAAATGCAAGCCTATGTACGATCACAATATGAAAAAATCAAGAGGCAAGGATAATGGCAGCAGCAGATCTAAACACAGTACGCGCAACAATCGAAAGCAGGCTTGCAACTGAACTTGCGTCAAGTCCTGCAATCCCAGTTGTCTTCAACAACGTCTCTTACTCCCCAACACCCAACTCATCATGGGTGCAGTGCCTATTAAATTTTGGGGCCAATGAATATCTAAGCCAAGGGCTAACAACTGACTCTCAAAATCGAATTGTTGGTGTTATTGTCGTCAATATCTTCACGCCTGCTGGTGTTGGTTCTGGCGCTAACTATACGATCGGCAAGCGAATTCGTGATCTCTATAATCGAGTCATAGTGTCGGGGGTTTACTTCGATGCGCCAATCGGTCCTGAAGTTGTTGGAACCCCAGCACCTGAAGGCTACTTTCAAACACAGGTCCGTGTGACCTTTGAATTCATCGAGGAACTCTGACCATGGCTACCATCCGAGGCGAACAGGGAACTGTTCAATTTGATGCAGCAGGCTCCACTAACGCCACGATTGTTGGCACCCGCAGTTGGAGCCTGACTGTCACCAAAGAAACGCTTGACACCAGCGTTCAAGGAAACACTTTCCGCAGCTTCATTGGAAGCATGGTGTCTGGTTCCGGCACTGTTGAGCTTGTTTACGATCCAGATGCAACTGGTCAAGCTGCATTCCTTGAGGACGTTGTTACGACTAACGATCCTGCAGATGCAACGTTTGAGCTGTTCACCACTGGCACCACATCTGGCACTGACTCAGTGAGCTTCGCTGGCATCATCACCGACATGGAAATTACTTCCACTGTTGGTGAGCTTGTCGTCGTGACCTGCAGCTTCATTACCAGCGGCACCATCACTTCCAATTTGGAGTAAAAGAGGTATAGTTTGAGTGACAAATGTGTCGCTTAAATGCCTGCTTCAAATCGCACTGTAGATCTGCTGGTTGGGGCCTTTGATCTCAACCAGCGCCGCAAATTTGAAATGAAGACTGCAGAGGGCGAAAAAATCGTCGATCTGTATTTCAAGCCAATCACTCGCGCTGATCGCAAGAAAGCACAAAGCCTGTCTGGTTCAGAGGAAGCATTGGATGTCAGCACTCAGATGCTGTGTCAAATGGCTGAGCTTGAAGATGGTAGTAAAGCATTTGCTCCTGCTGATGCGGCAAAACTGCAACGTCAACTGCCTGAGTCAGTGCTGAATGAACTTGAGCTGTTCCTGTTTGGTGTTGGCGAAGAAGCTGAGCTTGACGAAGCAAAAAACGACTGAAGCAGGACAGCTGGCTCTATTTTGAGTTTTTTCTGGCCTGCGAACTAGGGATGACCGTTAGCAAGCTTCGCACAGAATTGACTGATGCGGAGCTTGTTCACTTTGCTGCGTATTATGAAGTGAAAGGCGAAAGGGAAGAAAAAGCAATGGAACGCGCAAAAATGCGTCGGCGGTAAAATGTAGACATCGCTTGCGTAAGCCGTGGCAGTATCCAACATTGAGCTAAGGGTTGATGGTCGTAATGCCGTTAATCAGCTCAATCGTGTCAACAAAGCCGCTGGCACTCTTCAGGGCACTGTTAATAAGCTTGTCGGAGCATTTGCTGGAATCCAGGCTGCCAAATTTGTTTTCTTTAAAACTGCTGAGCTTGAAACGCAGACCCGCAGCTTGAAAGTGCTGACGGGCTCTCTGGGTAACGCTCAGAAAATTATTAAGGAGCTGCAGCAGTTTGGTGCTGTCACTCCTTTTACTAGCGCCGAGCTGATTGAAACTGCAAAGCGTCTTAAGGCATTTGGTTTTGAGACAGAGAAAATCGTTGATGTCACCAAAAGATTGGGTGATATTGCTGGCGCAACAGGTGCAGACCTTGGCGGTATCGCCACTGCGTTTGGTCAAATTCAAGCCAAGGGCAGATTGCAGGGTGAAGAGCTGCTGCAACTGCAAGAGCGTGGTGTTGACCTTCAGGGTACTTTGCGCAAAGAGTATGGCCTGACTGCTGAAGAGTTCCAGAAAGCACTGAGCAAAGGCCAGATTGGTGCCGATGCAGTCAATTTTGCGCTTGAAAAATTAACTGAAACGGGCGGCAAATATGCAGAAGGCGCTTTCGCTCAGTCAGATACCTTGTCTGGAAAGCTAAGCACGTTGCAAGACAATATAGACAATCTTGCCCGGACATTAGGTAGTGTTTTAAGCCCTGCTATCAAAGGGATTCTTGATCAAGCGATTGGTTCGCTTAATGCTCTTAATCAGCTGCTTGCGATGGGGGCAAGGGCGCAAGATTTTGGGATGACGCAAAAACAGCGCGTCAAAATTTTAAGACAAGCAGAAGAAGAAGCCAAGGAGATTGCTTTGATTAGAGGCGGTGGGAAACTTGATCCTGCTGTTTTCAATCAGCTCAAGATGCAGCGCGAAAAAGATTTGATTGAGATGTATGGCTTTAAGACAGGTCAAATTCAGCCAGAGCTTGCAGCTCCTGATATTCCAAGAATCCGCCCTGATTTAGGTGGTGGCACTGGTGCAGGTGCTGGCAAACAAGCTGGAGCTAACCGAACAATTAAAGAGCGCGTAGATATGTCGCAAAAGTTGCACGAATTAAACAAGCAACTTTTTGACAGTGACACGCAGCTAACAGAGCTTCAGAAAATAAGCCTTGAATTTCAAATAGAAAAGCAGGAAATTTTAGAACGCAATTTACTGCCGCGCGAAGAAGAAATTGCTTTATTGAAAGCAACTGCAGGTTTTGAAGCTGATCTTTTGAGCTACCGAGAAGATCAAATTAGGCTTCAAGAGCAAGCAGCTGATCTTGCTGAGCGTGAGCGGAAAAAACGCGAGGATGAAGAAAAGCGTCGTCTTGAGGCTGACCCTGCTTATCAGATGCAGCAGCAATTAGAAGAACTGCTCAATGCACAAAATCAAGTTGCTGCTGGTGCAACTGCTATTGGGAACGCATTCAGCAACTCCTTTAGAGCTGTCATCACTGGCAGCAAGAGTGCTCAGGAAGCTTTAGCCGACATGATGTCTGCCGTGGCTGAACACTTCATGGATATGGCCGCGAAGATTATTGCCCAGCAGATCGCAATGATTCTGTACGGCACGATCATGAAGGCGCTGGGTATCGGTACAACATTTGGTCAGCAAGGCAATCAAATTCAAAATGACTTTGGCAATTTTTTCAGAGGCGCTACTTCGGGAACATCCTTTGCAGAAGGTGGGTTTGTCTCTGGTCCAACCCGCGCTCTTATTGGTGAAGGTGGTGAGCCTGAATATGTCATCCCTGAAAGCAAGATGCGTGAAAGCATGGCGCGTTATTCACGTGGCGCTCGCGGATCTTCTGTCATTCCAGAAGCAGGCGGTTCTGGTACATCAGGCGAAAGTAGCGGAACAGCAGTTGCCGCACCAATCGACGTTCGCTACACCGTGGAACGCATTAACAGCGTTGATTATGTGACTGCTGATCAGTTCCAAGCTGGCATGAGGCAAGCTGCTAATCAGGGTGCTAAACAGGGTGAACAGCAGACATTAAAGCGGTTGCAGATGAGCAGCAGCACTCGTAAGAGGGTAGGGATGTGAGTCAGTACGCTTTTGGCCATGCCATTAGGATTAACCGCGGGAGCGAGAGTTCTCGAAGGTTTCAAAATTTTTTCATTGGCAAACAGCTAACTCATCGCGGTGATGAGTACATTTTTGTTCCTTTCGGGTTTTCTGGCGTCACTGTCAATCGAACTGGTGATGGACTGGAGTCAACTCTTGTTTTTCCCAATAATGAGCTGTCACGGAGCTGGGCGACATCCGCGATTGAAGTTCGTACGGTAATCGAGGTTGACGTTTTAATTATTGAAGACCCAGATCCCGACTCAGGTCTTACGGCAACGCACACAATCGTTCACTCCTATATCGGGCAAGTTACAGGCGGTCAGTGGGATAACGTCTCCCTAAACCTAGAACTCAGTTCAGTCTTAGATGCTGTTGGAACGGATGTTCCTAGGCGATCCTTGACCCGCAAAATTGTTGGCAACTTGCCGATCAGCAATGGCGTCAGACTGCAGTGATCTAATCGGGATGCCGTATCGGCTTGGCGCTGACGGCAGTGACGGTTATATCGACTGCATCCATCTGTGTTATGCGGCATTGGAGCGAATGGGCATTGATGCTCCACCGTTCAAGCAATCTTGGTACGAAGCGGGTAAATGGGAGGTTTGCCGCGACCTAATGCGTTGGGGTTTGCGGGTTGAAAAGCCTGAGTATGATGGAGACATTCTGCTGCTACCGCAGCAATCCTGGGCATTCGCAGTCACATGGCAGACGGGAATCTTGTACGTCAACCGAAGACTGGAAAAGGTTCAGTGGTCTTCGGCCCGTCTGTTTACGACGTACCATTGCTTCCGTTCGAGAAAGAGTTAATCAAGACGATTGGGATAACGGAAGAGGAGTATCGCAAGTTTGCTGCTGAGGTGCGACGTAAAGGATTAGTTCGCCCTGCCAGTTACAGTCATGTGCCTGAAATTTTAAATACAGGCGAGCCAGTTAGTACGGCAATTTTAATCAACCTTGCTATCAGCCTTGTACTGACTGGTGTTGCTTACTTGCTAACACCAAAGCCCAAAATGCCAAGTGCTGGTAAGCGTGATGGTGGCGGCACTGTTGACCTTGAAGGTTTTACTGGGCCGTCACGATTTACGCCATCCAGAGGCTTTGAAAGCTTGGCAAAGCTTGCAGATTATGGAGCGCCTATTCCGATCGTTTTTGGACTGTATGACGAAGACGACAAGGTTGGAGGGATGCTTATTACTCCCAACTTGGTGTGGTCAAGAATGTTTAGTGATGGAACGCAGCAGCGAGCCAAATTGCTATTCGTGGTCGGTGAGCAAGGTTTAGTTAATGACGAGGCTGAAAGCGGCATTGCAGCCCCTGACCTTGAAGGCATTTTCCTTGGCAACAATGCCTTAGATCAAATTTATGATGATCTTTTTGCTTTTTACTGGAAGCCAAATAGCGACAACCTTGTTCAGCGAATAAGAGGCGGTAATCTTCAATATGGCTCAAAAGGAACTGCTGATTCGGGTGATCCAGACGGTCCTAAAGGAGATGAAGAAGCATTTTTGTGCCCCACGAGTCGTTCAACTGCTGAGCAGGGTTTTTGCCATGCGTTTTCACCAGCAAACAACACGGAGTTTGGTGTTTACGCTCCAATCGCAAATGGCAACTCGTACCGCTTGAATTATCAAGCTCTTACTGTTTTTTACAAGGATGGAGATGATCGAAACCCTAAGCCAGCACAAAGGCGTAAGCAGATAACCGAAAGGATCAAGATCGTTGGGGATCAGAACTATGCAAGAGATAACGGTAAAGGGTACAACTCTGGTGAGCTGAGGCAAGAGGTTGAAGACGGTATTCTCAAGAGGCCTGTAGGCAAAGGCAGAAATTACAGCCCACGAATGGGTCTATATAGAGTTGACAAAACTGGCGGTTCAACAATTACAACAGATTCTGGTACTTTTCGTAAAGTCGTTGCTGTTGAGGAAGGCGACACTGCCTTTTTCCTGATTTCGCCAACAAAAATCGACAAAGACTTGTATGGCACAGACGACTCAGGTGCGTCTGTTGAGGACATAAATACTACCGTTAGGTCTCTGCAACTTGCGGCTGACGATGCCATGCAGCTTGGCGAATTGTTCGCCATTGGTGGAACGATCTGGAAGGTTATCAACAGGTCGCAAGTGCGCTTTGATCCAGATCAAAACGAAGACGGCAATCCACAAAGTCAATACATAAAACTCAAGTGCATAGACACAAGCACTTCAATCGACAAAACGGTTGGAATCGTGAGCAGAGACTTTGTAATTGAACCTAATCGGGAGGATCGCAAAAATTATATTGATGATATCATAAACGTAGGGGAGAGTTTTTATCCGCTGACCAAGGTTTCATTTGCCAGGATTAGAAACAATCGTCCAAGCTCTAGCACTGAGTTTGGCATTAGGAGTAACGTCTATCAAAACCTTCAAGGTATATGCGCTTTTAATAGCCTGCCAAGCCCTGCACGAATTGCAGACTTTGGAGAGGACTTCGTTAGCCTAAACACTGGAACGATTACGGCTTCGATTGTTCGTTCTAGCGTCTTCAGAATTTTTATTAGGATCGCAGGCAAGCAAGACGGTGTTGCTTCTGAGTTCCAACCATTGCCTCAGTTTTTTGTTGTTCGGGGCAGCAAGCCAGTCGCACAATACAACTCATTGCGGATCACAAAATCAATTAGCAGAGACCCTGTTGAGTTTGAGTTTAAGTTCGTAGCTGTCCCTGGGTCGGAATTGCGACTTGAGGGCGCAGAATTTGAGCTGTGCGAACTGGATCAGCAGTATGACGGCCAAGATGCTGTAAAAACAGAAACTTCACTTATTGCAGGCATTGGAGAGCTGCAGGTTACATATACTGGCAGACGAGTTACTAAGGCTTCAATATCTGAAAACATAGAATTTTTCAGGGGAGCAACCGTTTCTCAAGGGTCAACAACTATTGATAAACCAAACTCTGTTTCGCGCAAGCAAGTAGTCCCTGGATCGCAAAGCGGAACCAGGGTCGAGGCGATTGAACGTGTATACAACATTGGCCCTAGCGGGTTTCAAGACTATGGAAAAAATGGTGCGTTTTCGCATGAAATTGCTGGCAGTGCTGACAATGGACCTTACAGCAACACCCCTGAAGATGGATTTTCACCAGCTATCAGGACACGCGAATTTCAAGGATTTAATTGGGTCGTTATTGAATGGAGATTCCAGAAAAAACGTCTAGGCGCTACGAATTACGCTCATGCAAGCAATGGCGCAACTTTTACTTGGGTGCCTAGGGAGGCAAATGTTGTAGGCAGTTCCCGTGGTTTTAACGTCGGGAATCAATTTTCAGTCCTGCGCGGTCAAGGCGATACAAGCGTTTTTGGTGGCGGCAGCACTGACTACGGCGACGACAACCCATTCAAAAACAATCACCCTAGTGGAACGCTAACGTTTTCCGGCCGTCGTTTTGAGGTCACAGAAGTCAGCCAAGTAGACATTTTGGGTGGCAGAAACCAGGGGTATTTATATACATTGTTTGGCGATGCCGATGCCTTGTCTGTGGGGCAAAAGTCTATCAAAGTTACAGAAAGCTTTAACGAGTCTAATGGCCGCAACATAAAAGTACAGCTTCAATCAGAGGTGGTTCAATTAACAGATAGTTTTTCGGGGCAACGTAACGGCTGGAGCCAGCCTACTGTTGTTGTAGTTCAAGACAATGACACTACAAGCAACTGGGAAGCTGGTGACACTTTTACACACACAGTTGCTATAGATACCGGCAGCAATCCATTTGCAAACGGTTATGGCTCTGTAGGGTTTATTTATGAGATTGGCAGCATAAGCAAGACAACCACGCCTGCGACAGTTGAAGCAGAGGAAAAATTTGTCACTACCTCTCAACTCTCAGACATCAGCCTCTATAGGAGCTTGGTTCAAAAATCAAACGAAAGAGAGCCAGAGCACACGATTGTATATATCAACGAAACGCAAGAAAACGAAACGGTTCCAAGCTATAGCAATTTGACTTTGGCTGGCTTGTCACTGCGTGCTTCTCGCAATTTTACGCAGTTAGATCAGCTGCGCTGTTGGCTCGGTAGCGGATTGCAAGTTAAGCGATTGCATCCTCAACGGACAGCCACCTATGGCAACGGCAGAGAAATTGGCTCTAGCAACTTATTTGCCGATCTTGTTTTCCATCTTTTAACGGATCAAATGGCCGGTGCTGGTGCGCTGCTTGGCATGAAGACTAATGATGCTTCGATGGTCGATGAAAGTCAAATGATAGAAGCCGCGAAATTCATGAAAACGCAAAAGTTGTATTTCAACGGCCCTGTTACCGACAGAGCAAATGTTAGGCAGTTCATCATGGATCTTGCGCCTAGCTTCCTTTGCAATTTTATTGTTTCTGACGGCAAGTTCTCGCTAAAGCCTGCATTGCCGTATTATCCTGAAAGCGGAAGCATCAATCTTGGAGCGGTACAGATTGACCAGCTGTTCACGTCGGGGAACATCCTTGAGGACACCTTTAAGGTTGAGTATTTAAGGGCTGAAGAACGGAGGCCGTTTAAGGCAGTGGTCCGTTATCGTCATGAGCAGCAAAATAAATTACCAGAGGAAAGGTCAATCGAAGTTACGTTAAAAGGGCAGATTGCAGAAGATAATTCTATTGACTTGTTGCCACAAGAGCAGTTTGATTTGACGCAGTTCTGCACATCGCAGCATCATGCCGAAATGGTCGCAAAATACTTCATTTCATTAAGGAAACTAATTACCCACACAATTAGTTTTTCGACAACTCTTGAGGGCTTAAACATTGCCGCTGGTTCTTACATCAAAGTCATAACAGAGTCGAATCCTTATAGTTCTGCGAACAATGGAACGATTAACAGTAGCGGAGGCGTTACCAGCGTCGAGGATTTGACTGACGGCCAATATGAGGTCTCTTACTTCAGAACCGACTCTGAAGATGTTAAAGAAGGGATCATGAATGTCAGCAATGGAAGGGTTGCAGACTCAGAATTTCACGATTCTGTCTTCAGCCTTAAAAACAGCACTGTTCAGAGTAACGTTTATGTTGTTGAGCAGTTGACCTTCTCCCAAGAGGGCACGGTTGACATTGTGGCGTCGGAGCACCCTTGCGATGATGAAAACAGAAGTGAGCTTGCCTCTTTAGTCACCTCTGATCTGTTCCGAATCTTCTGATGGCTTTCCCCGAACTGGTTCCTACCGCTAGAACGTTTGAGTCTGGAGACTATCCAGTCAAGACTTTCAAGGCGCAAAACGGCAGTGAAACGCGAATTCTGTATGGCAGCAACCGCACCAACATGAAGCTGGCGTTGACCTACGCAAACATCACGGACGCAAATGCCGAGTTGTTTTTAGATCACTATGACGAGGTCCAGGGCACTTTCCAGACTTTTGGTATTGGACCTGCAGAAAAAGCTCGTGGTGGCTGGGAAGGCAATCAAGATGCACTTGGAGCGCAACTGCACCGCAACAACTACAGATACGAAAAAGCGCCACAGGTTACGCAGGTGCGGCCTGGCATCAGCACTGTTACAGTGAATCTAATTGGTGTGCTCTGATGGCAAA